CATATAATATAAAGATTTTATGAAAGCGGTTTTTTAATTCATCTACCACATGGGGTTTAGGCCAGTAAGATTCAGCTTGAAGACTACAGGATGGTATACCTGTGTTTTCCCAGATACATAAAGCATCTTTTCTAGAACTGGTTATAATAAGATTATCACCATTCATAGGTAATTGAGACCATAGATCCCATACGGAGCTACTATGATTGTTATACCATTTATTATCTTTACTAAAAGGCTGATATATTTTAATAGAAGTTATGTTATCCTTTTGCTCTATATAAACATAAGCATACTTCTCTGCTGGTATAACATATTTATTAGGTTCCTTCTCTATAAATATATGACTAATTGGGAAAACCTTTCCAAATTTTAACCAAGGTAGGCTAATACCATAGGAGTCCCAATACTCTAAGTCATATTTCTTCCATTCTCTGATCTTAACTTGTATTTTAGCTTTAGATCCAGAATGTCTACCAGACTTGCTGATAGTTAATTCTGAGTTATTTCCCTTAGATATTAGAGGAATCTCCGTAATTATCTTTGCTAAAGTTGCCTCTAGGTTAGTATGCCATAATTCCGCTAAAAATCCTACTAAGCTATTAGAGTATCCAGTAGCAAAATCTCTTACTGCCACAGTTTGCCCATTAGAAGTGTATATTCCTAAAGAGGGTCTCTCATCCTTTCTAGTAGGATTGTTAATAACGGTGGGAACACTAGTGACTCCAAGATAATATCTTAATATCTCGAAGTCACTAATATGTGTTCTAACCTCATCTAAGGGTAAAAGTGGTCCATTTCCCTTAGCAATCATATGTTATTTCCACCAACCAGCAGCAGGTACTGTAGAATCATCTTCAGAACCCTTAGCGACTGTTTCTTCTAAATTAGTTGCTTTTGGGACATATTCCCCAAATTCATAAGGCTCTTCACCAAAGTAGGTATTAGGATATCTACCAATTTCTTTACTATTCCTTACCTCCTTAATGATAGCTGTATTATCTCTAGCAGAGTTTTTCAAAGGGGTCTGAATAAATATGTCTTGATACATTTTGTTATCTGGAGTAGTTTTAACTCCAAACAATAGTCTAACCATATTCTGATTCGTCCAAGCCTCTACTACTGCTACAAGTTCTGAAATATCCCCATCAAAATATTTCTTGATGTTATCTAACTGGCAATAAGCAGCAGTGATATCAGGAATAGTAACAGTTACACCATCTCTGGTATAGGATTTATTGGGAATGCCACTGAGGGCTTTGATAAATTTAACTAGGTTCTCTTCACCTACCATAGCAGGTCTTACACCAGTTCCATCAAACCATTTGAGTCTGTCTGGAATTTTGCCAGCTTTTGCTTCTTCTACTGTTAGCCAAGTAGATTCTCCAAAAGCATTAATCACCTGTACCTTTGTATTATCTCTATTATATTGTATCTGATCTTTTAGAAAATATGATACTGAGGTTTTTACAGACTCTCCATTGGTTAGCTTAGGACTAATCTCAACTAAGAAATTAATTCTAGCGGTTCTAACTCCTGTTTCATCAACACTATAATAAGAAGGCTCTTTTTCTAGTGTTACAGGATTATCAGGAGTGCTATAGATCTTTTCTAGGTCAGCTTTGCTAGGATTAACAGAAAGTACTTTAGCAGGAGCAATACCTATATAGCGTCGTACCACATTAGAAGTTGAAGTTGAGGCACCTTTAGCAATGAGAAGAGATATATTACGTTTCATAATGATTTTATTGAATAATTTATTATATAATAAGGTGTTACTAAAATTTGAGGAATGAATTAGCAGAAATTTCTGCTGTACTTTCTGGAGTTTCAGGTTCTGAACTAGGAATTAAGTCTGCTATATTCAGATAAGATACCTTTTCAATATCAGCAGGTTCCAATTCAGGGCCATTAGGTACTTCCTCTTCTATACCATTAGCTTTTTTGAAAGTGTTTATAGTAGCGTCTAAAGCTGCAATTTTGGCATCTAAATCAGCTAGCTGAGCTTCATAAGAAGCTCTAGTTTCTTCAATTTTAATTTGAAGTTTTTCTTTTCTTGTCAGATAAGGCTTTTTCCCAGCTTCTAATCTTTTGATCTGGGCAGCTACAAATCTATCCATTATTAGGCGTTTTGTTGTACTCTATTCATTAAGAATAGATAATTTTATTTATTATCCTTTATAATACTCATCAGCAGTTTCTACTATATATCCCAAATCATTAGGAACATATAATGAATTAAACATACCATAAGGACTCTTTGCTGAGCTAGTAAATTCATCCTCATTAGTTAGGTATTCTTTAACTACTGTTTTACTAGAGGCATCAAACCTAGATTTACCAATAATAGTAATATCAAATTTACCTTCAGGGGTGACATATTCATCTACCATTTTCCCTGTGGTTTTTAATTTAACATATACTCTATTATCAGGTTTAACTACTTCCTCACCATGAGCTAAGACAATAATATTCTTGGGATTTGGATCTTGATACAAATCTATAGCATCAAATATTCTACCCATAAAGGCTCCAATCTTTTTAGGTGTATCCCAACCACCTTTAAGAGCATTAGCCATATAGTAATCTTGCATTAGATAATTAAAATCATCTATTACTATAGTTTTATATGGGCATTCTGGGCTAGCTAACTGAGTTAAGATAGTTGCTACCACATCAGGATCATTGCTAATAATCCTATTACCTGCAGTTGGTTTTTTATAGTCAGTAACTACATAATCTTTCTGACTCCCTCTCCAAGGCAGAGGTTTACCTAAAACACTTATAACAAAAGTGGTTTTTGGATCTAGTCCTTTGTGACCCAGTTCAGGAATACCCTTAATACCAGTAGATTTTCCAAAGCCAGAAGGAGCTAGACCTAAAATTCTAGACATGCTTAAATAGTTTTTTTAATAATCCTCTATTGTGTTGCTTAATGGTTAACAATAGAGATATTTTTGGTTCGGGATGAGAAGCATTGCTTCTAATAAGCTTATAATATTGCTCTAGTGCTTCTTTATTGTCATATTCTGGCAGCTCACTAAAGTAATTTACTGCTCCATCAAAGTAAAGAGGACATTCAGCATTACCTCCACCTTCTCTTCCCACCATAAGCTCCATAAATCTGATATTATCCCTGAACTTAGTTATATCATATTTACCATGATCTATTTTGCCATATCTATATGGAGCATATAATCCCAAAGCTAGGTCACAATCCCTTCCAGTTAGTTTATTATCACCAAGACCATCAGTAGTTGGCCTTAATTTATCTAACTTAAAGTTTTCATTGCCCTCTTGGGATGCTTGTTGCTGTTGTACAGCTACGATGGTATATTTGTATTTATTTCTTAGCTGTACAAAATACTTAGATGATAACTTACTCATAGCTGCATGTAGTGTATTACAATCAGCTTCGGTACTGATTAAGCTTAAATGATCTACAATAAGTATTTTATACTCATCTGGGTCATCTGGCTCGTAATAATCATCTACTACAGTAGGAGTAGTTTCCTTAGTGTTATTGTCTATAAAATCTATTGTTTTAGTATGTTGAGTTCCATGATTTTGAGCATATTCTCTAGCAAATTTGAATATACCCGTTGGGTTTCTAATACTATCAATAAATTCTACACACTCTTCAAAGAATTCAAAATAAGGTTTATATTCATCACTAGATAGAATCTCTAATACTTCCTCTGGAATTGGATAACTAGCATTAGTGCTTCTCAAATCTTTAGGAGCTATTCTTATTTTCCCTCTACTTAATATATAAAGCAGATGAGACATAAATTGTCTATATTTTTGCTCCTTTGACATCTCTAGAGTAAAATAAAATATCTTGATTCTTACTTGTTCTCTATGATTAAAAGCATAAAAGAATGGTGTAAATACATACAACCAATCTGTTAGTTGACTTTTGCCAACTTTAGTGTTTGCTGTTACTAATGTATAAGTGCCTTGTTCAATGCCAGGCAATACACTTGAGAATCTTGGTAAATTAAATGGAATGCTGTTGATTAGGCCATTATCAATCCTATGCTTTCTATCAACTAAATCGTTAAAAACTCTATTAAATAATTCCACTTATACCATAGTATGAATCCAATCATCATTGTTAGGAGCTACATCTTCTAGATTTTCAATTGTAGTCAACAATTCTGATTCATTGTTTTTTTCAATAAAGTATGGCAAAATTCTCATCAAAGTCAAATTATCTCCAAAGCTTTCTATATATTTCTTAGTAGCTTCTAGAATAACTTCGTTTGAGAAATGACCATATTTCTTGAAGAAAATTTTAAGCTTCTGTTTCACAAGGCCAGAGTTTCCTCTCCAATACTTAGTAGTATTACTTTTTTTACCTTTTGGAAACAGTTCTGCCATTTGAGAGGCTAAATCATTTAAGGAGTCCTTTTCCTCTTTTGTGAGCTTAATAGATTCTGACAGAATTCCTCTAATAGCTTCAAGGCCAGCTTCAGTAGCAAAATAGGCATTAGCTGCCATATCAGGTTGATAGGTATCACCTATGAAGCCTCTCTCAATAAGTTCATCTATATCCTCTTGGGTATAATTAAACTTACTCATTGCCAACAGAAAAAATTGAGGATGAGTAAGATTATACTTGTCCAGGACCCCTTCATCAATTTGGATTATCATAAGGCAATTTATTTATATACTCAGGATTAATATCTTGAATAGACTTTCTTACATATTCTTCATCCCTTGTATTTTCAAAGTAGAGTATATAGACTTCTGGATGATACTTACTCCTTAATGTACGACCAGTCTTTTGAATAAAAGATCTTTCAATACTATCAAGCTGAATTATAACTCCAGCATCAATATCAACTAAGTTAGCTCCTTCTTGTAACATATTAACTACAAAAAGAGAATTGATCTTTTTACTATTAAAATTATCAATTACCCGTTGAGGATCATCAGTTTTAGAATGTAATACATTCTTTCCTCCTAATATGTTTGCCTGATCTATAGATCCACAAAAGCAAATAAATCTTTTCTTCTGTTCAAAAAGATCTGAAACATACTTATGAGCCATATTAGTCTTAAGAGAAGTAAGGAATCTTTTACGATCAGATCCAGCCCTAAGCCATTGAATTCTATCAAACTCAGACATTGAGTTTTGATATCTCCTTGATAAATAATTCATCTGGCTAGAAAGATACTCATATTTCTCTAGAGGTGTACATCTAATCTCTAAGTGTAAATTAGGATACTTTTTCTTATTGGTTAGGTATCCCCATCTAGCAGGATATTGACAAATACCCAATTGAGTTCTTTTACCCCTACTAAACCAGACAATCTCTGTGCGTTCGAGATCATCTAGTTTCATAGGGATAAGATGTATAGCAGGTTTAGGAATAATGCCCCACTCAATGGCTTGTTCTAAGGTAACTTTGAATTCATAAAATCTACCCCATATTCCTTCTAGTATATCTAAATTATCCCATCCAATAGTGGCTGTTAATGCAATTACATTAGATACTTCTATAGTCCTAAGATAGTCTGCTCTCGTATCAGTAATTCTATGAGCCTCATCTAAGCCTATAAGATCATAGGACTCATTAACATATTTATGCAATGAAGCATAACAGATAATGGTGGTAGATCTCAGTAGATATTCTTTCCTGTGCTTATAATACTCATCTTTCCACCCTTGTATATGAGCAATTTCAGCAACAACGATCAAAGTTTTCTTAGATTTTAAAGCTTCTTGAGCTTGTATAAATCCAAAGGTTTTTCCACACCCTGTACACCATGATAATAATAAATTCTTATAAGACAGGGCTAGTTTTACAGCCTCATCTTGTAAGGCTTGTTTAGTCACTTCAACACATTTTTGACTTTATTGACATACTCTTTGTCCTCAGCATATAAACGCTTTAAAATTAAATAGTAGTCTTCTTCAGATAGATTCCTTGCAAAAGAACTTTGCCACAACGCATAATCTATAGCACTCTCCTGCCAGGTCCTATATACAGCATATCCGTTCCTAACTCCAATAGCTAAAGTAGGTCTGGATTTTGCTAGGGTCATTCCATAGAGATTATTATTCTCTTTGAAGACTTTACTAGTAAAGTTTCCAGTCTCTAAAATAGCCTGGGCTGTTACAACTAGAGGATGCTGTACACGAATCTGGTAGTTAAAGTTTAGAACAGAGTCATACATTGTTTGAGAGAGGTTGTCTTTGTGATGATACAATTCTATATCATCCGTTTTCTCTTCTGTGGAAAGTTCATAGCAACCACTTATTATCCCAAGTAGCCCTATTGTCATAAGAAATATTCCTACTGATAATAGAACTTTCTCTCCTAAATTTTTTACTCTAAACATAATGTATTATTTTTTCTTCTTTAGTTGCCTCTTAAACTCCTGAAGATTTTTATGATCCTTTTTTTGAATCAGAATTTTAAAAATAAAGTTCTTCTCCATCTGAGATTGGTTAAATTTAGGAAATACCTTGGGTTCTCCATCTTTAATAGGGGCAACATATCCTAATCTATGTTGCTTACAAAACTTCAACAAGCTAGGATCATTCTTGATGAAGCTTTCTAAAACTTCCTTTAAGCATTTTTTAGTTCTTACTGTCTCAGTAATAAATGACATTAAATCTTTGGAAGTTTCATCTGGAAAGATTACTTTATCAGCTTCTACCTTAACTATACAAAACATATCAGGTTCTTCACGCACATAAGAATCTGATAGTCTAGTAAGTTTGGAATTTAAAGCACAAAGGTAATTACCTTTCCAGTCTGATAGCTTTTTCATATAATAAAAGGGATTGATTACTTATAAATAAGGAAGGATTTTACCCCTCTCCCTCTTATTGCTGTAGTTAGTTTTATAGTACCCAAGACAGGACTTGAACCTGCACGCATCTCTGCATCAGATCCTAAATCTGACGTGTCTACCTAATTCCACCACTTGGGCTTATATACCTAGATATTCTAGGTATATATTAATCTAATAATACTTACTCTAAGATTCAAGAAGATGTTCAGAATCAGGAATTTCTCTTTTATTGTTTCTGCGGAGTACTTTGTAGTGGAAAAGTACTACATGACCCCCAGCGGTTACGACGTCATCTGCATCTTTCATTCTATATTGGTATAATTTACTTTCTTTATCATACCAAGATTTACGTATTGAATGATAAGTTACAGGCATGCCAGATCTTTGCAATAACTTAGCAGCACTTTCAAATCCTGCCTGTAAATTATGAGGAAATTTCATGATTTCCTGGAAAATTTCCTTCAAAATATTCGGTTGCTTACAAAGATTGGCAAAGTAGCCAGGATTCGGATTTATTATAAAGTTAGAGAAGCCCTTTTCTTTAAGAGTCTTCTCCCAAACAGGATTTCTCCACCTCATATAAGCAGTTGTGGGTGCTGAATCAGGCCAGACTTTTTTAAAGAGTCTGCCCATTCTACCCCTGGAAGAATCATCTTTGTATGTTTTTAGAATTGCTAGAACTTTTTCTTTCCTCTCTTGTGTCCAGTACATTCTCATCTTATGATTTTTTATAAAAGTTTTTCAGTTCTTTTTCTACTAATTCCCATACACCCTTACCTTCCTCAGTATTTGAATATGAGAGAATCCTTCTGATTAGAGAGGGACTATCATTCTTTTCACAGATTTTTTTAAATTCTTCCTCTGAGTTAATAGAAAGTATTTGTTGTTTTTTAATATAGTTCCATACTACTCCCCATAATCCCATCTCTCTCAAACCTTTCTCAAAGAGAGAAGAACTGGATACTACTGATGACTCTGAGGATTGAGCTTCTTCTTCACGTTTCTGAGCTTCAGGATATTCTATTTTAGAGATGCCAACTTTAGTTACTGCAGAAATTTTATTTATAGATCCATCTTCATTAAGATAGACTTTAATGGTTTCAAGCTTATATCCATCCTCTGCGGCTATAACTACTCCTCTATAAGTAAATTTCCAGTGCGTAATCTCCTGACTATCCTCTACTACCTTAGTCAATATCCTCCCACTTGTTAAATGAACCTTTGCAGTGTCTCCTACTTTTATTTTCATATCTCTAAAATTAAAAAATTATGGTTAGGTGGTCTCTTCCAGACTCGAACTGGAATTAGAGGTTTAGAAGACCCCTGTTCTATCCCTTGAACTAAGAGACCTTTGTAATTAATGCTTTGCCTTGATAGTTGTCCAGGTGCCTGTAATAAAACTTACGTTACCCCTGTATGTATCCCAGAGTCTATATATTTCTCCATTCATGGTAATAAAACCAGGAGATTCTGATGATAGTTCATGAGCTCTTGAGTCCCAATTATTTTCATATTCAATTATAGCCTCTTCCCAACAAATGATCCCCATTGCAAATACCAAATTCCTTAGAAAACCCCTACCAGCATATTTTTTCAGAGAACTTTTGTAGAAATCTTCTGCTATCTGGACATTTGACGTGGGGGAAGAATACTTTAGGCTGGCAGCTACTTCATTTATAAGAAAAGAGAGTAATCCCAATTTTCTTATAATATCTTCGGTTAATTCTTCTTTAGTCATAATATTATCCGGACATAATATACTAAAAAAGAAAGTGTCCTATATAAGTATAAGACACTTTCTCTGCTTTTTAATCGGTTATGTTGTTAAGTGTAGGAAGTTTCTTGTTGGCAAAAAAGGCCACAAGATTAGTTACCGTCACAACCGCAGCAACTACTCCCCACATGTTATACCCTGTATAAAACAGAGTACCAGCACATCCAATACTAAATAGTATTAGAAGCATCCATAAACCTGCTAAAAAGTTTTTCATAATATATTATTTTAATTAAATAGATTACTTGTGTTTAATTCTTTCTAGCCACTTATCATTTATATTTGACCAAAATGGAATTTCTTCTTTCCCATTCTTACCCCAAAAGAAGGCTACCTCTATGAATATTCCAGGCTTCTCAGAACAGTATGTAACATATTCCTCTAAGCTAAGATGTTGGTCAGCATATAATAATTCCTGAAAGCATATAAAAATATTATTTTCTTTCAGAAATTTGACAACAAAATTAAGATCTATCGACTTCATCACTATAGATATTATCTAATTGATTATAACGAGCTTTCCATCTTTCATCTATATTCTTCCAATTGCTATTCTCATTAGTGTAATATCTAATAGTACCACTAATCCATCTAGCGGGAGCTATTGAGGCAAAGACTCCTCCTTGAGATATGTCTTCAAAAGTAGCTCCATCTATATCAAAAATTTTCCTCTCAAAAGAATGTCTTACATTTTCCTCTATAAGAAATTGTATAAAATCCTTAAAAAATCTGTTTCTCCATAATAAAGCAGCCTCAGATAGTATAGGAGGGATATCTTCATAAATAATCTTATGAAACTTTGCTCCTTGCCTCCTTTTAAAGGATTCTCTCAGAAAAATAGAGATGTTTCCCCGATCTAATACATTTGGGAGCGTGGCCTCTTGTAATATCAATTCTTTGCCCCTAGTTACTATTTCTTCTATGGGCTTATCAGATTCCCTACACTCTTTCTTAGAAGCAAAGAACATACCTATGCAAAATTGTTCTAATATCCCAAAATCTTCTAAAGCTTTAATAATTAATTTCCCTGCTAGCATTGGTTATATTTTTTATTGTATAATAATAAGTTAGTACCGCAAGTGGGAGTTGAACCCACACGGGCATCACTGCCCAAGGGATTTTAAGTCCCTCGTGTCTACCTATTCCACCATTGCGGCTTGTACCTATTCTCTTACTTGGTCATTGAATAGGCTTATATATATACCTCTCGATTTGAGCAAATTATCCAAGTTTACTGAAGCTTGAAAGGTTAAAAATAAATATACATTATAGGTAAGAGTCGAACTTGCAACGATTAGTGCCAATAATCTTGAAATTCATAGAAAATATTAAGTCTGGAAGTAACAGGGAGCTTCTGCAGATTTACTTCGCCTTTATCACATGTGTATCCTAGGTTAACAGTTACCCTTCTTATATATTTTCTATACAATCAACATACTTTCTATAAACTTCACATGTCTACCAATTCCATCACTATAATGTATAATATTTAAATAGTTAAATAATCTAACAGATTAGTTGAGTCCAGAATATATCTGCAGCAACATCCCTAATCACTCTATGTTGTCCTTGTTAGATTATTTAACTCTTATGTAATATTTTAAAAGAGGAGAGGACTAGCTTCCTTAAGAAGATCCTTAAAGTTCTTGTGGAATTTATAGGCTAGATCTGCTCTATTGAAACTGAATAAACTTGGATATGCTTCATTTATAACACGTGGATCCCCAGATTTCCTATCTATCGTAACATTATAAAAACATAAGTAAGCTGGGTCATCATCTTCTTTATATACTTCTCTTAGATTAAGAAGTTGTATCAATGCTCTTACTGCCTTAGCTGTTTCTTCTGAGGGTAGTACATTACGATCTAGACTTGGGTTTAAACACTCTGAGTCTCCCTTTGTTATCTCTCCTTCATAAGTTAGGATATAACGTGTAGAAGGCTCAGCCTTAAGACAAAAGCTCTCCCAAGTACTAGGTAAAGATACTACTTTTTTGTAAACTACTGTCGTTCTCGTACTAGATTTTTTATCTAATATATATCCCTCAGGAATGTTAAATATTATACTACTCATACTAAAATATTTTAAGATACTACTTGTTTATTCTCAATATTTGAACCAGTCCATCCGTACCAATTCTTAATAACTGAATAAGGTTTATCTTTGTAATATTGCTGATAGCAATCATCACAATATGGAGATATATATCCTGTTGAGATTTTAGTTGCAGGCCTTCCACAGATAATACAAGTTTTTTCACTTATATACTCATACTTTTGTATGATTTTATGTACTTCTTCGGGAGCTACTGTATCATACCATCTTAGACCACCAAACTTCTCTTTAATTTGTGTAATCCTATATTCCTCAAGACAATTGTGTCTTTTAAGAGAAGCTTTTATTTCTTTACATATAGAAATGCCAAAACACTTTCTCCAACCCTTAGGCATAGCATCTAGCTCAGTATATGTTGGAATAAAACATACTGGTTGAATAATATTCTCATAAATCCAATCAAGAATATTACTAAGCCTATGATAAAATTTATTTTTTACTATCTCTAGTGTTTTGAATGCAAATCCATAGTTATGAATAGAGACTTCATTCTTGCTTATATGATAGCAAATAACGGAATCTCCCATAAAAGTCTTACCAGGCTCTATGCCTAAGAATCTAAAATCCTTGCCAACATGTTGCTGAAGATTACATTCACTAGACTCCTTAGGACCTAAAATCCTAATAATACCATCATTTGTAAGAGAAATAGTGTAATTATCCTCTTTATAACTGAAGCTCCCATTTTTAAATTCGTCAGGATCTTTGTGAAATATAAAGAGAAGCTGAAATTTATCTTTGGATTTTTTATAAAGTTTATTATATAACCTCATAATCCATGAAATATATACTTCATGCTTTCCTGAGAATCTGTTTCTAGGATATAGAAATGGAAACCTAAAACATAGGACAATACTATTTATTATCCCTAAAATCTTTTTTATTATTTTTATCATCAATGACCTTTCCTAAGATGGTTAAAAAGACTTCCTGTATAACTCCTAAAATGATATCTCGTTCTATACTATTAACCTCAAATTCCTCACTAGCATACTCTTCCTTATTATATCTTATACTTACATGGATAAGATGTGCGCCATTTCCAGATATTCTTCTTGAACCTATATATACTGTTTCATAAGCTTTGATTTCATCTAGAAACATTGCTATTTCAAACACATCAGTGTCTACTAGCTTCATCTCATACTGATTATGCAGGGGAATAGTGGATGGATCATAGAAATGAATCTTCTCTATAAACATACCACAGGTAGCGGCTAATAGAGTGACTTCTTCATGTGTAGTAGAATTACTTATAAATTCTAAATCAGACTTGGTAAATCCAGGAATATGTATGAAGATATTAGAGTAAATTCTCATTTTAACAAAGAATAAAGATCCTCTGGGCATATAATCCAGATTGCAGAGAATATTAGAAAGGCTAGAATAGATAGTCCAAGTATAGTACCCATCACTATCTGAAAGAATGTGCTAATCTGTGATGAAGAGAACCATTCTGTGATAGTATATCTGCTATTTTTCACGCAACCATGATTATAATAGATCAATCTAACTATCTCTATAGTTGTCGCGATTATTGCTACTGTCGTGAAGAGTATAATTGTTCTTAGTATCATCTTTTAAAAGTTTATACATGATTATTAAATCTTCTACCCATAGTACTATGGCTACTATACCTAACGACCCAAATAGCCCAAGCATTACCCCTAATCCTTGCATATTAGGTTTCATTGCATATGAAAAGGCTAAATGATACATATGTAAAACTATTAGTCCTACTGATATAATAGCTATAATAAAACATATAAGTCTTATATAAAAATTACGTTTCATAGTAGCTAAATATAAATTAAGGGGAGACATAAATCCCCCCCTTAATGGTTAATAATTCGGATTAGCCCTCTGAGACTATAGAATAGTTACACTGATGCCTAACCCTTGGTCAAAAGTACTTAACCAATATGTGATTCTCTGGTCAGGTGTAAGTATAGCCCAACTTGCTTTGTCGATCGCAGCTGGTCTATTAGAGGCCCAGTCTTTGAGAACCTCAGGTGAAATTGTCCTCTGCTGATAAGCCAGGTGTTGCTCACGAGGATAATGTTCCTGAATGTTCAGTTCTATTCCTGAAATGTAGTGTCCCTGTTTATCACGCAGGAACTCTCCGGTCTCAGGATCTTTGGGTGTGGAGAAGGATGGGAACCATTTTTTACCAATGGTTCTTCCCGTCTGAACCACAGGTCCTCCTATTACCCCAGGTAGATTGACTTTGAGGAGAATTCCCTGTGAAAAATACATAGGATTCTCACTCTTTTTGATGATGAATTTTTTAACTTGTTTCTTGGCAGGCTTGTTAAATTTATTATTAGCCATACTCTTACCTCTCCTACTAAGGATTTAAATTAATGTAGGATAATTGTTGTAGTTTCTTTCCCACTACCAAAGCCCAATACATTTTTAAAGATGTAGCTACTATACTTCACTACAAATGTATTCAAAACTCCTTGATTTCATTATTTTCAAGTATAAATGCCTTTTTGCAATCTAGACAAATAATTTTATCTTCAAAATATGGTCTAGATAACATAGTATGTCCAAAGATTTGGATATAATCTTTGAGTCTTTCCTTAGAAGAAGCATGTTCCCTAATATCAGCCCATATAGGACTCCCAAATAGAAAATATCCTCCTCTTAAGTAGGAATACTGGTCATAAACGTCCCAAGATTCTTCATTGAGAATAAGACTAAGATTTGCTCCTTCTTCAATATGGTTATTACGCAACCATTCTGGAGATACTCCTGCATGAGTAAAAAGATACTTTATCCCATTTTGCTCACATTCGTAAGCCCTATGGAATTCTGCCCTATTAGCTAATAACTCATGATACTCAGGAGCATACTTATGGCTATAGCGTGTACATGGAGAAAAAGATCTGTTTAAGTAATGTGCATCATGATTACCTAATAATAAGACTACCTTGTTGGGATTGTTCTCTTGGAACTGAATAATATCCTCAAGTTCCATCAAGGCATCTTTATGAGAGATTTCTTCACTACCGTATGGATCACCATAATCTCCAAGAAAGATAATCTTATCAGCCTCTTCCTCAATAGCTCTTCTCCAGAATTTTCTCCCATGTACATCAGGGATAATTATTATTTTTTGCATCATTTACTTTCAGTTAAATCTAAACGTTCTAAGTCAATCGTTGTTACAATTGTTGTACTGGTAGTAAGCAAATACATATTAATAGCTGTGCTAGGAATATTTGTTTTCTGACAGAGTTTTGTTCTAAAAGCATCTATTCCCCTCTTATCAATGATTATCTGTTTCTTCCATACAATATATCTATTATTAGATACACTAAGCTTCGTTATATCTTGATTAAGATAATTACAGAGCTCTAATACTAAGGAATTAATCTTTTTGTTAAATTTCTCTTCTTCTTGTCTACGAAGTATATCCTCTTGTGAATGAAGATAGTCTCTTATTGATGTGAGATGCTCCAATAGTTTCTTCATATCTAAGTATATTTTAAATTTAGTAGGGTAGACTAGATTCGAACTAGCGTGCTCTAACCACTGAACTAAGTGCCTAAATTAGTAAAAGGGTTCTTTATACTCTATCCCTTAAAAGAGTTTTTATAAAATTTATCAGTATGGGTCAGTTATTGTAGATGCTTTGGCATCTTTGAGATATCTACTACCTTACCAAATACCAAACATGTTTTATTTGGCTTAATTCTCTTTCTAAGTATACGACTATAGAGAATTTGTCCTTTACTTACCTTAGCTACTAATATAGCTGCTCCGAAATTATTAGCATTCATAGGTTTTAGTTTAGAGGTTATTCATATTCCCAAGTATTTAGATATTGTTCATTATAATAATCCAAATACCTTAAATACTGTTTGACATAGGTTTTAATTTTTGTTCCTTCAGGTAACCTCTTATTTAAGAGTTCATATGCCGTATCAGGCATAGTCATGTATATATCTACAACCTCATCTTTTTTGAGATATATAGAATTGGAGCAAGCTATTTGAAAAATAGCTAAGGATACAATGCAGAGTATTTTCATAGTGATTGCTGTTAAATGATATGAGTGGAGGTGAAGGGATTCGAACCCTTGTCTTTACAACTTAAAATAATAAATTTATTCATAGGTTTAGGATGCTATTAATCTTACATAGCCCAAGAATTTGTTTGCTGTTGATTATGAAATAAGGGCTGACCAGTTAAGGTCAACTTCCACCAAGTTATTTTTAAAGAATAACTAAACTTTGAAAACAATATTAAGCTGCAAGTGCTACAGGTGCACCCTCGATGATTTCACCAAGGATGAAACTTTTTGCTCTATTTAGAGCTGAGCTAATCTTTTTGCCATTTGTTGTTTTGAGCTCTTTTAAAGTAGACTGCCCATCTACTACCTAATTTATTATCCTAATGCTGCAAATCAATTCCAAGTCACCCCCATGTCTACTATAAGAGGGCAAATTCCTCAAATTCCTTTTTGTATTGGTCTCTAAGAAATTCTACCTCTTCAAGTATCTTATCCATAAGATACTTAAAGTCTAGATCCTTTTCAAATCTAGATAGTTTAGAAATAGTAAAGGAATTTCCAAACTGTATGCAAGGAACAGAATCTTCTTTTATGCATCTTTTTAAAGTATCTGCTGCATCTTCGAAGATTATCATTTTTTGATGAATATCTGTGAGTTTCTTAAATTCTTCTACCGTCATGATTATTTGTAATTATTGCAGTTAAACATTTTTGCAGTGCTTTCTCTAAACAAGACTCGTAACTATTAAAATCTTCAGCTTCTACCTTAGAATATGGTGGTCTCTCTATATCTTCTACTCCTATATCAATTAGTTTAAATGTATAATGATTATTAGGAGTAGGTATTATGATTATGTCTACCTGATGTTTCTCTCTTAACCACCTTTGAAGGAGTGATTGTGTCGGTAGTGATACACGGTCATAAAAGTTCATGCCTGTTGTATCATTCCAATTTGCTAAAGATGGTCTATCAGAATTATATCCTAAGGTAGTAGGAAATTTTCTTTTATATGTAGCATAGTAGAAACAGGGCCAATTAAATCCATTCTTTTTTGCAAGAATGGCTGTTTCAAAGTTAATATAAGTATCTCTCATGCTTTTGTCAGTGAATAATGTGATTCTACCCCAGTTATTTATTAGACTAAGGAGTCTGTATTTATATATTGATGGATCAGTTTCTTTGCTTAGTTTAGTAATATAGTCCATAAAATTGTGATATTTTAGCCATTAATATGTTAAATTTGTATAGTTATTTAACTATTAATAGAAAATTATAGCATATATTTACTAAACAATTAAAGAAATTGACAGTAATATATGCTATAATATTATAGATCTATGCCTAATAGGCAGTTTAGAAGGAACCCTATTAATAGTAGGAAAATGACGGTTGGGATACAACCAAGCATCATAATCAACTGAGACTCAAGATCTTCACCACTACCATACTCCATAATAAATCTTCTTTAAGGTTTAATAAAATATATAGCTAACAAACAAATTCCAATAACTAAACAACCTATTAGAAATAATACTTTACATAGGATTGTTGCAGCTATAATTAGTACTACAATAGATATTAAACATATCATCAGTAGACAATATATAATAATACCTTTAATCTCTTTAGTCATAATTATTAACTTTTAATAAGATTAAACAATAGAGTTAAACATTGCAGAAAATGCCATCAATATTACTATTGATATTACTCCTATCACCAACATAAGGAGATAGGTTAATATTGATTCTTTCATATCTATTAAAATTTAATAATTAGACATTATTGCTCCTTAGCCAAGTTACAACCTTGGTACAATGCAATTTACTAAGGAGTTGATATAATATTATGTTAAGTATGTAACAATAAGTAGGTCTTACAAAACTGTTGTAAATGTAATAAAAGAAAATATAAAAGTAAGATATAAAATAAGATAAATAAAATAAAAGGGGAGTTTTCTCCCCCTTTATTTATTCACCATAGATGGTCTGAGACTTGACTGGTGCAGGTCGTGCATTCCTATCATACAGAGTAATGACATTGTCTCCGCCACCTTGCTCGTGCAGGATGTAGAATACATCACCACCGTCGTTAGGCTGCAATGCACTAACTACAGGATGTTTGGGAAGATCCACAGTATACTCATTCTCCCCAACTTTTTTGACAGTTTCACGGATCTTACCAGATGCCTGTCCAATAGGACAACCATCAGCCAAGAGGAAACAGAACTTTCCTTTCTCATTGGCATAAGGGCTCACCTCGATTGTGTCTGCGTCAACCATTTTAGCAAGTTTTTGCAAGCTAAGGTTGGTTTTACCTTCAATGAATTCACTGTTATACTTCTGGTCCATGATACTAAGTTTTAAATTTAATGATGTCGTTTCAATTCTGTAAGACCTACTCACAGATGTGATGGGGGGTAGAACCCTCTATCCAAAACTTAGTGGGGGGTCTTGGGGAAGTATCAACCACTCCCATACACTCTATTAATTTTGAAATTTTTTTAA